TTAAGTCTATTGCTCTAGGCATTACTGGCTGTACAATATCTATCTGAACCGGTTTAGTTATTATTTCAACTTCTCTTGGAGCCTGTTGAAGTAAACTACAACCACTAATCGTTAAGAGTGCTAATACGCTGACTATCTGCTTCAATCGCATCGAATGCCTCCTTTGTTCTAGTGTTTGCTCTTTTCTCAATCATACCAGGTTTGGCACTAGCCAATTTAGACAGATTATGACGTCTGAATATATCCATATACTCATTCATTTCTGTTTCGTATGCTTGATTTCTAACTTGTAATCCTGTTAACTCTTGTGAAGTTTTTTGAAGATTATTTTGAATGGCTTCGATTGTAGCCTTTTGTTCTTGGTCTCTTAGGTCTTGTGCTATAATTACTTTGGATTGTTCTTCTAGTTTAGTCTTCATAGGTACTACAGAGAAATTATAATACATAAACCCTATAAGTCCCATAGCTCCTATAATTCCCATCAAAATTTTCGACATAATATTATTTCTCTATTTTTTTAGCTTCTCTGGCCAACCTCTTTGCTAACATTCTTTCTACGAATTTTCTACCTTCTCTGGTACGGCCGTCGTATTTACCTTCAGATTTTTTCTTTCTTTTTAGAAGTGCTTTTTTACCCATAGCGTTTGGAGCCATATCGACTCCGCCACTTGCTACGGAATTAGCAGCAGCATCTTCCCATTGTTTAAAACTTTTATATTTCATCTTTTTATATCCATATTTGTTACATATACAAATTGTTTGGTATTTAAGTGTTTAACCTTGTATATATTTATATTGAATAGTGTATCAGCTGGTTCTGTCACTTCTGATACTATTACCTTTGTGTTCTTTTTAGCGATAAACTCAGCAGTATCTGGTGATGCTATATCGTTAACTAATATATAAGTGCCTTTATTTAGTTTATTATTATTCTCAAACCAAGCACTTTCATTAATAGTATCTAAATCCGTTTCTCCAGATTCTATTAATATACTTTTTAATCTTTCACTTGATATTCCAGTATGTTCTTTAACAAGGAATAAAGCTGCGGCATAAGATGCTAATCTGGTTTTACCAAATGGAACCTTAGCCATTAATTTCTTAACATTAAATACCAATCTATGAAATATTGTAAATGCTGATCTTTGATCATTAGTTTCAATTGGTATTTCTGTTCTATATCCATTTTCGTCAACAAGGCCTTGTTTAAAAGCTTCTGTCTTTTTAAATGGCGTTACTAAAAGTTTAAGAAATCTAATAGCATAAACCATATCTGCACCACGAGACAATAAACCTTCGTTTATTTCGTTTCGTTTATTTAATACAGTTCTCATATATTTCTTAACCTTTCCACTATATTAGTGTCCATAGGTATTTCTACCTTATCGTTTTCTTTTATAAAATGCAAAAATACTAAAAAGGTTTTCAATGCTGGATAGTGTGCTTCGTTCACTTTGAACCAAACCATTCTATCAGCAGCTTCAATGCCAAACACATTGTATATTACAATCAGGTGATTTAGGATTAATCTCTCCTGTAAATCACCTGATTGCTCATACCTCTTTAATAATCTTTTTAAGTATTTAAATCTACTTACATCCTCTATAAATTCATCCACCGAAATACATTCAGGGTTATTATAATGGTTAGCAGCAAATAGCTTAAAATTCCTACTAGTTAGTTTATCAAATAATTTCATCATATAGTTATTTATAATCAATTATTTGTTTAAAGTCGGTCCGTATACCTTAGCCTTATATTTTTTAACAATCTTTTGTACATTTCTATCAGCAAGAAACTTAGTTAAAGCAGCTTCATCACCGTAAAATTCTAAAGATGCAGGGCCTGATGAACCACCATCAAAGCTAGTTACATGCATTTTCTTAATTTTACTAATTACTTTATCCATAACTGTCATTTCAGCTTTATTAAATCCAAAGTCATCATCAAATTTATTAGAGCTATTACCTTTAACTACTTCAATACTTGCTCTAGCTTCGAAGCCTCTACGATTTCTATCATCATAGTTTTTCATATCTCTAACATCTTCTTGGACAGATTCTAATTTACCTTTCATAAGGCCTGGGAACATGTCTTCAATGTCACCTTTATCTAATCCGTATACGTCTGGATCCATTAACATTTTAACAACTTGCTTATGATCACCAGTTACATCAGCAGTACCTTTTCTGGTATCTACTTTAATTTTTACTTTAAATTTCTTTTCAGCATCTTTAGTTACTTTGCTATCGCCAATCCAGTCAACATCAACTGTAACCTTACCTTCTGATACGATTTCATCTTCTTCATCGTCAGCTTCATAATTCTTATCGATATAATCGAAGAATTCTTTTTTCTTGTCGCCTTCGAGTTCAGCAGGTGATTTAACACCAAACTTTTTAAGTGCTTTATTAAAGAAAGCTTGGTACTTCTTTTGCTTTGCAGATTTTTCTTCTTCTGACATTGTTCCTTCGTTAGCTAAGCGTAATGCATCCTTAACTTCCTTTTCATCAGAAAGACCTTTTTTCATGGCTTCGATTTTTTTAACAGCACCTGTCATATTACCGCCCATTTTAGAAGCAATTTTGATAGCAGCTTTAACTTGAGATGGGGAAAAACCTTCAGAAAGTTCTTTATCCATTTCAATAGCTTCTTCATGAAGTGCGTCAACATCTTCTTTTACTACTGAACCATCAGATTTTGCACCAGATTTCTTAACTACATGTTTAGCTTTAAAATCTTTTTCGCCTCGTGCTTTTGGCTCTTCAGGAGATTCGTTCTTCTCATGTGTATAACCCTTAGCAGATAAAGCTTTATGCTCTTCTTCGTTTTTCGCAGTTTCTTCTTTGCCAGTTTCAGGATGATACATCGCATGTGGATACTTTGGTTCTTCCTTAACTGCAGGCTTTTTACCTTCTAATACGTTCTGGACTGCTGCTGCAACGCTTAGAGTTTCTTTATCTTGCAATTTCATATTTTCTCCTATTTTATTGCATTATTAACATTCCGGTAATAGTGGTTGCAGCTGCAGCCATTACTATCCAAAATATTTTATTAATTATATTAATTGTATTTGCATTGTTTACTACGATGCTTTCCACTTTGTCTATTCTATTTATAAGTAAAACAATCTGCTCTGATTGCTGTTTAGAAAATGACGTAAGTGTTTGAATCTTTTCTTCAGCTCTAGCAAGTGCAATAATTGCTTCAGACATTCTATCAATTTTTTCTTCTATTCTATCTAGTCTTAAAGCAGCTTCAGCTCTTTGTTGAGATGCGGTGTTGCTATTTGGCATGTTTTATAATCCTACAATGTAAGGTAGTTTTACCTTTTATTAGTCTGTGTCTTTCTCCTAATGGTATATAAAATACCATTCCCTTTTCTATCAGCCAAGGTAAACAATTTTCGTATTGAAATTGCCATCCTTCACCGTTTAATACTTCTACTTCTCTTAACTCTTTATCTGAGTGCCAAACATATTCTGCATCTTCTTTATCTAAGAAGAACGATCTTTCGATAGTAGTACTGTTTAATACACTATCGATATATGGATTACCAAAAATAGTCTCCACCACCTTTAAGCCCCAAGTCCTTTGCATACTTTGGTAATCTACATGACCAGTATCCTGGTGATAGTTTATCCGTTTTAGTATCGCAGTTATGACGAGATGCAAAGTTTCTTGCAGCATCTCTATCGTTTATTTTAGAGGTTAAACCTCCCTTTTCGTCGCCAAAATTAATTTTCTTTACGTTTCCAGTTTTTGGATTCTTAACATATACAACATATTTCTTTGGGCCTGAGCTTCTGCTTGGTTTATTAAGTGCTGGCTCAGGAGCCTCGATCATAGGTTGCTCTAATGGAACATTCCTACCTTCGTATAGTCCAAATCTTTCATCGATGTGCTCTAAAAATTTATGCATTATCCGTACATCTTCGCGAATTTTTTAAGGTCAAGTGTTTCAAATGAACCACTATCATCAGTAACTTTAAATCCTAACTTACCTTTAATTATTACAGGTTTAGCGGTATATGTACTCAGTTTACTTCCATTAGAACGCTTTAAACCAGAAATTTCAGAACCGTATATTGATAAACTTTTCATCTTCGGTGGTTTAGCTTCATTAACGTCTTCTTTAATTTTACCTTTAACTAAATCGTCAAGGTTACTATCTAACCAGTCAATGAATTCGTCTTCATCGTCTCCACGAATCTCACCACTGGAACTTGCCCAATTACTGAGTTCGTCTTCTGCTTTCTTAGATAGCTCTAGGTTACCACTTTTTTGTGCTTTCTGAAGTTCTCTTTTGTGTTTACGAACTATGTCTTGAATTTTCTTACCTTCTTCAACTGTTTCTTCTTTAATCAGCTTATCTACATTCAGGCCAGATTTAAGATTACCGTTTTTATCTACTGCTTTAGGATACATTTTAGCAATTAAGTCGTTATAACCTACAAGTATATTTAATATATCAGCTTGAATTTCTTTTGTTGAAATACTTTTGATTACCTTTTTAACTGCACCAAGGTTGCCTTGATTAAGAGCTCGAGCTACTGCTTGATAATCTTTTTGATCTTGACCTGTTTCTTTCTTAGAAAGTCTTGCTACATTTTTCTGGGCAAGATCTAGGTCTTGTGCGTAGTTTTCGCGAATTGCTTTAAATAGTTTCATTTTAGTTTCCTTTAATAGTTCTTACTACTTTACTTATAATCATTTTAATAGCAGTAAAATATGCCCAGCCATATCCGTAAAAAATATGAAAGGTATGATTTTTTTCGATAGCGGCTTTACCACCAAATTTCTTAGTCCAATTATCAACGTATTCACCTTTATATCTTAAAACAGCATGGGACATTTTCCATTTGCTTGGTCCTACACAACATATACCGGCTTGGTGTGTTAATAACATCCACCACATTTTTAAATGGCTTTCACCACATAATCTATAAAGAATAGATAAAGAATAATCTTCACAGTCTCCTACGAATTTACCTTCTGCATCTTCAGAATATATAATTTTCCATGCATCAGCCATACCGTACTGAGTTTTATCCTTTCTGTATTTCCATTTACTGTTAAATGATGATACAATTTTATCTCTTATTTTTACTTCTTCTTTATTCATTTTTTTTGTCCTTTTATCCACTTAACTGCTAATGAATTTTCTGGTGGTTTCTTAGCCCACTGTTGTATATCCTTATAAGCTTCTAAAGTAGATGTGTTAATATCTGCATCTGTTGAGTTATCTATTACTGTCATTCTATTACGAAAAAGCCCTTGGAATTTACCAATGTTTTTCTGTACTGATTTCCACATTTTTTCTACATGCTCATCTGGTAATACTCTATCTCTGCTTTTATTTCGTGCTAATGCAGTTTCTAAATCAGTATTAACAAATATCATATGTACAGCATATCCTACAGCTCTAAACTGATCAACATTATCTTTTATTTTAGCGTAATCTTTACCAGTTCCATCTATAACTACTCCTAATCTTCCCTTTAAAGCTAGGGTTAACTGTTTACCAGTAATAGCCTTAGCTTTGTCTCTTAATGCTTGCCCTTGTGCAGAAAATATATCTTCTGCGTCCATTGTAAGCCCAGCCTTTTTAAGAGAATTTTCATAATTAGTATCTGAGTTTATAATTTTAAACCCTAATGATGCTAATGATGTTTTACCTACAACAAATGATTTTCCAGAACCTGGACCACCTGCTAGGAATACTGCTTTAAAAATAGAAGGATCATTAATACCTTCCATAATATTATAATGTTCTTTAAAACTATCCACCGAACTCATGACCTGCAACTCTTTTCATTTGCTTATTAAATTCTGATTGTGATGGTTTAGTCTTATATAACTTAATAGATAAATGGTCTTTTTCTTTACCTTTAATTCTCCACTCATAACCTTTTTCTTTGTGCTCAGGCTTAGTTGTTTTTACGACTCTTCTTTTATATCCTGCTTCCCAGGATTCGCTTTTCTTTTCTCTAAGCTCTTTAAATGTTTTCATTTTTTAAGATCGTACCTAAATGATTTATCTTTAGCTTGGCCAGCTTTAGTAATACCATATCCAGCCATTTTTGCTAGTTGTTGTAACGCTGGCCAGTTTTTTTCACCTTGGTTTTTTCTTTTGGCTTTCAGCATATCATTTTTTATTTTATTAAACAACGTATCAATCATATCCATATCGGACATCACTAATGGTGCTTCGTCAAGATTAGATTGTTCCTTAAAAGTTTTCATATTAATCGTCTGACATTGTTATAGCAACCGTCATTAAATTTTTATCAGTTAGCTTTTGTTTGTTTATTTTTAAAAACTCAGAATTCTTCATGTATTTTATCATGTAAGGAAATTTCTTTTCTGCGTCCTTTACTGACATAAATTCATGTCTGTCAGTATCAAAAAACTTTGCGATATCCTTTTGGAGTTTTTTATCTTTCATAGTTTTAGCAAATGCTTCAGGAGATTCAGGTGCCCACCCCTTTTCATTGAGTTGACTATTTTCTCTTAATTCTTTAAATGTTTTCATTTTATCCTCTTACTTTTTTAGCCAAATCGGCATCGGCTTTACCCCAGGTTCCACTGGATTTTGTTACGAATGAATTAACTCTTGCTAATCCCCATTGTACTGCAGTTGTTCCAGGTCGGTGTCCTGTTTTCCAAGCTGCAACTCCTCTATTAAATACTTGCCTTAATATACCTAATGGCATTCCAGACTTATCTGCTTTATCTTTAAGTGCTTTGTCAGGCCCTGAAGCTTCACCAAACATATCTTTAAATTTCTTAGTATGCTGTGAAGGTTTTGTTTCTGCAGATTTATCACCTGGAGCTGGCTTACTAGATTTTTTCTTAAAATGAGCTGCTCTCTTTTGCTTAGTAGACTTAGCCATTTCATCGCCTTTAGCATCCTTAGCATAATAAGCTTTAGGTTGACTTCCTTTACGATCGCCAATATCTTTATCTTCAGCCTCATTAAAAAATGCTTTAAAATCTTTCATCAGTGTATATTAACTCCTAATTGTTTTAATCTTGCTACGACGATATCGTTTGCATCCTTACCAACTTTTCCAGTTTCTGGATGTAAATCATCTAACAATTCATCATCGTAAATAAACCCTGCAATAGTATCTAAATAGGCTTGTGATTTATCGTCTCCTACTACTATATCCTTGCTTTTTCTCATGAACATTACAAGTTGCTGTGCGATCTTTTCAGCCTCATCTGGGTTATCAGAAAATATACCGAATTCCATCGTTCCTTCTAATAATTTAGATCTTAATTGTTTAAAGTTCATCTTTAAAATCCCTAAATGATAATTGTTTTTTTCCGTTTTTCTTCTTTTTCTTCTTAGGAACTTCTTCGCCTGGTGTTACCTTTGCGTACTTTTGTGTAACTTTGTCTTCTCCAACTCCGCCACAGTTTTCAGCTAGTGCAATATCGTCAAGCCATACTCTTTTAGTTCCAGATTCAAGTTGAATAGTAACATAGTTAGAACCAAGCATTTTAATACTACCTTGTTCATTTGTTTCTTTTACAGTTACTGTATCTCCTACCTCAAATAAAGTTCCGTCAATATATTCTTCTCTTGTTTCTGACACTGGATCTAATTGAATATGTTGTCTAAAATTATTAGATTCTTTCAATCCCATAGCCTTTCGTAACATATTAAATAGGCCTTGTACATCCTTATAGCTTGATGGAACACCTTTAGAAAATGAACTAAGATCGTTGTCCTTAGCTGCTTTTCTCATTTTAGAAGCTGACATTCCAGATACATCATCTGAATCTGGATCTCTTTGTCCAGCTGAAATAACTTTTATTCCACCTTCAAATTGATAGAATCCATGTCTTGCATCAACGCCGTTATATTTATTTAACAGTATTTCAAATTCTTTAACTCGATCATCTCCTGCAACCATAGAAACTTTAGTGTAACCTTGATCGTATAACGATACCGCTACGTCCATAGCTGTTCGTATTCCCTTATCTGCCATAACACTTCGTGCATGTTTAGGAAACATCTTTCTTAATATCTTAACTTTTGTTTTAAAATCAAATGGATTTTTATTTGCATCTTGCGATTGAGATGCGTAAATTCTATATGAACCCTTTGATACTTTCTTTAATTTATCAAATAGTAATTCATGTCCAGTAGTTGGTGGATTAAACCTACCAAACACAAAGGTAATATCCTTTGTATCTTCTACTAAATAACTTTTAAACGACTTAATCTCCATCACTTCCCCATTCTATCTAATACTGATTGTTCAGCTTTTTGTTTTTTTAACTTATCTCTATCTGCTTGTTTAACAGAAGGAAACAGTTTTTTAGCAATCTTTTTAATTGCACCTTGTTTTTTGGCTACTTGTTTTTCAAGTGAAGCCCTTTGAGCAAATCCTAAATCAGCTTTAGTTTTGTTCTTTAAAATCTTTTTAATTATTAGGTTTTTGGCTTGTTTTTCAGCTCGTTTCTTAAGCTGTTCAGGGGAGGCTAGTTTTTTGGCAGCTTTCTTTTTACCAAGCATAATCTTAGCTTTGTTTTTTCGAGCTGCAGCTTTCATCTTATTACGAGTAGCAATAGACAAAGCTTCGTTTTTTGATGTGAACTCTTTAAAAGTTTCCATATTTCCTCGGTAAGTATCCCATTAGCCTGGATTCTGCCAGCCTTTTATAATATTTGGGTCAAAGTTATTGGTTGAAAATTCTAATCTGTCAACCAACTTGACCGCGCCACCTTCCATACGATCTATTGCAACAAAACCTTCTGGGTTGGTTGCTTTAAATCCGGTTTTAGTCTTAAGGAACGTTCCTATATTGTTAAGACCATTTAGTTTATTTATAATAATTAATTTTGCATCCACCACATTATTCTGTAAATTAAACACTTTTTCTAAGTTTTTTTGGTTAGATTTACTAAAAAACTTTAATAATTCATCTCTTTTATTAATTTGAGCGTCTTTACCTTTTTGAGATGATCTTTTATCAATTTCTTTTTGGTATCTATTATTAACCCAAACAATTAATTCTGCTACATGTCTTTTAGTATCTTTAATTCTTTCGTTAGCTCTTACCTTTGTGTTATTAAATGTATTAATCACAAGGTTTAATTCCTTATTAGATTCTATTTCTTTTAATGTAGAACCTGATATTTGTTTAAATGTTTTACCTGCTTGAGATAAATGAGAAGTTACTTGTTCAGTTTCCTTCGCTGTAAATGTTGCTGTACCTGACATATCAGGAAGTGTTGCATCGACCATCCAAACATTTTTTGATGGCTTTAGTTTAGGTACTATTTCCTTTCCAAACTCAGCTGACATTGTTTCAAATGTAGCACCGGTATAAACCGTATGCCATACTACTCCAACTTTTGCAGATGTAATATCTTTAGCAAGTTGACTACCAACAGGTACTGCATATACAATTGTATTTGGATGGAACGTTATATGTTTTACGCCACCAATATTTTCTGTTTTTAAATCGCCTTTATCAAACATAAAATCACCTTGTATAACATTAGTTATTCCAAGATCTTTGAAAGTGTCATAGGCTAATTTTAATTTTGTAGATAAATCACCTGAAGTATCAGCATCAATATCAGCATGTGATTTATATACTTTAGGATTTGCATTAAATATACCTTTTTTAGCAACAAAGAACTGGCCATCTCCTGGATCAATTCCAGCAAATACGGCGGGAGCACCGTCCCATTTAACAGTAACGTCTACAGCTGATTTAGCGCTACCGCTTAACATATCCCTTAGTGATCTTAGGGCAAGGATTGCTTGGCGTGCTCCCTTAACTCCACCGTCTAAAATAAGATCCTCAATATGTGTCATATGAGTGTTCTTACCTGCGGCTTCGGATAAGTTTTGTTTAAATGATTTCATTCTATTTTCCTAATTTAACGTATGTACTTGAATCTAGTGTTGCAGATCCAGCGTAATTTACAAATTGCGTTACAACGGCATTAGCTTTTCTTCCAGTGTTAGTATCAATATAGTAACATACGTATAATGAACCAAGTTTAGCAGATACCCAGAACCAATCTTTTTGATCTAATTCTGCGTAAAATTCTTTATCAGTAACGTTTGGATAAAAGTGTTTAAACATTGTATAGAATATTTTAATAGATCTTTTATCACCCTTTTTAATCTTCTGTGCTATTTTTTTAACACCCTTAGCATGATCAGGAATTATTTTACCAGTTTCTCTTTTTATAAATTCTTGAATAACACCCCATGATAATCCACCGCCTCTTGCTTTACTTCCTTTGATTTCAGCCTTTACTGCTTCACCATTAGCGTTATCCTTAAGGTTTAATGCACCTGTATCGTACTCAATAGTTGCACTCTTTGATGACCAAAAGTTTCCTCTGTTGGATTCTAAGGCAACCTTTTTTAGTTTATGGTTATCTGTGTCAGGTGGATATTCGTTATTATATTCTTTTAATGGTGTAGGGAACTTTAACATTGGACCTTTAAGTGATATACCAACTAATCTTCTATCATTAAAATGTTTTAATATTGCTTTATTTAAAGCTCCAACTGATGATGTTGGTAATTCTTTATCAACGTTAAAATCTGTTGATAACGCCCACATATCGCCTGGGTTCCATTTATCGTCCTTTAAAGGTTTAAATCCATTATTCTTATATGCTTGATTTTTAAGTGCATATATTTTAATCATCTTAGCATCGCCTCTATGGAATGTCATACTTTTATTAATATAACCTTCCTTAACTAACATTTTTGCAATGTTGTATGATGATGATACCCAAGCATCTGGCGAGGAAAGTATAGTTTTTAGATCGACATCTACTTTTACTTTTCCGTATGCTGCTTTAAGAATATCATGAGTAAAAAATTCTTCAGCCTGTAACCCATGGTCAAGCATTGCTTGGCACATTACAGCTTGATGGGATTCATTCCTAGCAGTATCTTTAGTACCAGACCCTGCCCCAGAAACTCCTCCACCAAATACCTCTGACTTTTTAAGTTGAGATAATGGAATCATCTTATCGCCAAAAACAAATGAAATGTTTGATGGTGCTTGCTCGAATGCGTTTAATTTTTGGAGAGCGTCTTCAATATCGGTTACAATTGCTGTACCGCCTTTTTTTAATTGAAGTGGATCACGATTTTTAATAAGCTTTCTAAGAATATCTATTCTAGCTTCACCAGTATTACTATTTGGTTTCTGTAGCTCATTTTTATCTAAGGCAACGCCTTCTTTAATTTCAGTAAATCCATCTTTAAAACTATGTATGAACTTCTTCATAAACTCTCCTGTATAAATACAATTCTATTTATAAGTTATTAGTCGCCGAAAAATGGATTTGGTTTAATTCTTCC